GGAAACCGAGTAACCGGTGAAAACCCCAGCGTAAATACGCAAGGGCTTCAAAGGCTAACACCTCGGAACTTTCTAAACATTCGAGAAACAAAAAATTGCTTACCCCCTCGGGGGCTCGCTTACAAAATTTTCTCGTTTGTAAAGAGAGTCCCTGACTGAGGGGAGCGGGTATGAAAACCCGGCGTGCGCTCGACCGCACGACTAAACTTAGGTTGGTGGACTTACCCCTACCACGGGGGGGAGGCCTGTAAATTGGCCGACTGTGAAATCTTCGCCTACGGAAACGAAAACTTGGACGAACCGCGATGATGGTCGTCGAAAGATTTCGAAGGCGAAACTTCGATTATTTTGGTTATCGAAAGTTTCAAAGTCAAAGTCACTAGTTGGTGTAAATCGCAATGGGAGATAGTATGGCAGTTCTCCTTCCAAACATTGCACAGAGTGGGAGTGCTGAATCTCCCTGGCTCTATTGGACACCACAGTGCTAGATTGCACTGCTAACTGGGCTGCGCGTATATCAGATGGTGGCGCTGGAAATGTCAGTGGGGCAAACACCGTACCATACGAAAGACCATACTCAGTCCTCCGTTGGGGAACTATCTGCATGAAGCCATCGCTGTCAGCAGAGACAAATTTCCAACGTATCGCCCCTCTGTATGCAGCAAATGCGTGCACACCTACAGTAAGGAACGAATTTATCGCATAATTGTAACCGTTATTGTTCTGACCTGCAAAATACCCGCGCGGGCGGGGAAAAATAGGGTTAGTGAACGAATTACGGTACAGATCTTGCGTACCACCCATCAAGGGCATAGTATACGTAATTGCCGGTCGCTTAATAAATGCGCGCATGGTGCGAATATTCTCGCCTCCATACACAAGCATCTCTTGATCTGGGTCACTCTCCTGACCAGTTTTAAAATCAGGGGGGTCTCCAGTGGGATCCTGGCAATCTTTGGCACAATCCATGGGCATGTCGCCCATTTGGTTCTCCAACAATGGTGCCTTCGCAGCAAATGCCATCAAGCGATAGGAGTTCTCAGGTCTAAAGAACTTCATCCCCGGCTTGAATGACACGTAGGTATTAATTTGGACACTGTCAGTAGTGGAACTAGGCGTGGTTAGCTCGTTCAACACAAATACTGATACAACACCATTGTCAGTCCTATCCTTAGTCAAACCGAGACCAAAACCTCTACCTGCCGAAGAGGGATCACCGTGGTTTGCTGGTGCTGCTCCAAATGCTTCAGGTTGTGACCAGGGAATCTCAATCGTCAATTCCTTCTGGTCTGCAATGTCCATCACATATGTATATTGAATGTTGGACTCCGATGTGGTCGCCGCCACTTGCGGATCGTACACAACAAGCAATCTACCTTTGTGAAAATTGGAACACGCAACTTGAAGCTTCATAATCATTGTTCCCTGCCAATACAAAAATTCTAACGCTGGAAGTCCGTAGGACGGATAACATATCGAAGAATCTGACGGCTTGGGAACTGTGTGATATGGAAATACCTTTATCTGCTGTAACAATGTTTTCGGGGAGCTGGATGGAGACCAGTTGAACGTTGTGATGAAGTTCTGCCGCGTGACCAAACTATCTATGGTTAACTCATCATGTTCGCCTGATCCCATAACTCGAGGATCACATGTCAATTCCTGCTTCGTATCCAAAGACAACTTTGTAGTAGTGTCCATGGTATCGTAATTGGCAAGGTTGGCAACGGGTCGTGGTTGCATCTTCGCTGCGGGCTTCAAATCTGGGGGACGTGAATACCCCATCAACTTAGCCAACGCAGCACCCCCACTTAACATGCTCGACGCTGCTGTTGCAAACGGAGCAATAGTGAAAGAAGTGCCTCCTATCGCTTTCGCGAGACCAGCCGCTGCTGTCATCGGTCGCGAAATGATACCCGAAGAATCATACTCACCCATGGTTCCCATCTGGTTAACCAAATCGGGTGAATCTGCGAGAGTAGGGCAATCCAACTCAACCTCAGACATCCAAGCGTACACCGAGATGTTCAAGTTTGTAGTGGAGCCATTCGCATTCTTCAACGGATTTATCGACTCTAAGTACACGGTACCCATAGCTCTCCAATCAGCACCAATAATGGATAAGGAATCCCTGAACCAAAAGAATGGTAGGACCATCTCTCCTGCTGCGCTATTGCAAGGATCGATGAACACATGTAGGCGTTGTGTTGCCAACAATATGTCTCCCAGGTCGCCAGCTCCGTGTGGTCTCTCGAGGTCATTCAGCGGACCTAATGGGAGATACGAAGCGATCAACTTTCCAAAATAAAAGCCATTTCCGTTAATCATGAATTTCACATGCAATTTACCGCGCAAATTGGTGAAGTTGTTTATCCGATTTATCACCCGAGGGTTTGTCAAAAACCTATCCCAAGGGTTGAAATCTTCATTCACATCATCATCAATCGCCACCGAATATTCCTTAATCAACACGGGTCGACATAGGAAATCTCCGAGACCATCATCAGCATTACTGGTCTTGTGGCGCGTGGTATCTATTACGGATTCCATGACGTTTTGTTGTTGTAGTGGTGTGTCCTTAAACGTAACCACATGGGCATCAACTCGCCCTCCTTCGTCCATGTTACTGGACTGTGTGACCACACCGGATTGTGGGTCTAATTCGCGTATTTCTTCTGCGGACGCTTTCTCCGCTTCTCTAGTAATATAATCAGTAGTGCGTATTTGTTCACCACGAGCGTTGCACTGATGCATCGTGATGTCTAGAGGATTTTGCTGGCCTAGGGCCCCCCTAAATAGGGGTACTTCGTCCGGCGAAGTGGCCATCGGGGAACAAGCGTCACACATCTCAACATCCTGCTTTGTTGAGCGCATGCCGTAATCAATGCTCCCTTCACTATTTTCAACTTTACATACGAATAGCTCCGGATGTTCCTCTCTTTTCTGGTCAGAGTAGACCCTTTTCCACCGCTTCATCATATCATCGTACGTATAATCAACAAAAATGCACATTTGACACAATGAATAACGGCTTCGAATTTCACGGAGTTTCAAAATCTCTTCATCATAGACCCCACGTCCATGGAAGAAGAACTCCAATGCCGCGTTATCAATATTGGTTGCCATAGATTGCTCTGGTGTAAGCGTACTTTTGGTCAACCACTGCAGCGGCTTGATAATGGACCTTTTCTCAAGTGGCGCCATGTACATTTGCAAATCCTCATCCCATCGAGGAGTTCGCTTGAGAAATGAAAGCTCGTCCAAAGTTATGTATTGCACTGATTCAGCATCCTTCTTCGCCATAGTATATACAAGCCCAAAATCCGCGAATGCCCTCTGCACATCTGTGTGTCCAAAATTGATGTCAGGGTGAGCGGAATAAGCACAGTCGTCGCCATAAGTCAACAACGAAACTGTCTGTCGAAAGGGCAAGGGTGAAGTTTTCAAAGAGATATAAACGCAACGATGGTACAAGGAGTTAACCAAAGAATTCACAACAGTTGTCAGCGCATGTCCGGAGGGATTGCTACCGAACAACTTAGCGAGATCTCCATTCACATTAATCATAGGATGTGTGATTTCGGTGGCTAGTGTCCGCATGACAGCCAACGATCGTTGATCATACCCACAATCCTTCGCCATCTCGATCAGCATGGAGAAAGCTGCCGTGGTGGCACCTGAACTCATGTGCTGGTCATACGCCTTATGATCTCCAGCAACAATGCGATCCTTGCCAAAACGCGC